CTGAATTAATTGTTGATCCTAATACTCCACCAACATTTTGTGCATCTCTAAATCTCACCGTATCACTTGTAGATCTACCATGATCAGGTTCTCTTACAGTTATTGTTGTAGATCCAGATGTTGTAGTAAAAGGATTTAATGGAAGCATTTTAGGAACAGCAGTTTCATTTCTATCAGACCTTACATTTAATAATGCAATACCATCTGCACTTTGTGGTTTTGGTTCTAATTGTGGTTGCTTTGGTTCGTATTCTGAAACATGAACAAAAGCACCATTCCATTCTCTAACCATTTCTCTATATGGAAATTCCATACCTGATCTATCAGAAATTGCTTTTGCGTATTTACCTGTTGCATATTTAGACATTATGTTCCTGGATAAAATGTTTTAGGTGTTATGTATGTACTTGAAGCTGATCCATCTTCTTGTAAAGCTCTTTGGAATTCATCTTCATAAATTAATTTCATTCCTTGTGTCATTTGTGGATTATATTTCATAGATAAATAATAAGCTAAACCTGAAACCATACATGGTACAAATCTAAAAGGTAAATCAGTTGCATTAGTATATGCACCTACGTCTTGAATTCTTTTTATATAGTAGAAATGCATATCTTTAGATGCGTTAGTTGAATCTGGTGTTGGATAAACACTGATACTAACATGATCTATAAATCTTTGTACCCAATACTGATTAGGTGTACCTTTTGATAATTTGTTTGAAAATCCTGCATAAGTAGATCTATCTACTTTTGTCATAGGACTATCTGATTGAGTTGTTTGTGTTCTATTAGATCTTAGCTGTGCTTCAAGGACATCGGATATTCCATACACACCATTTGGATTTGATGTAGCACTCGTACCATCATCACTCGATCTAAAAAATTTATACTCTGCTTGTCCTTCAATTAAATCTAAATCTAATTCACCAATTTCCCAATAGTGAATACCTCTGTTACCCCATTCTTGAAGTAAAATATTTAAAGATCTTCTTGAAGTTTTTAAATGATATCCTGTAACATCTTGAATACCTAAACGTTCAAAAGCCTCTTCTATTATTTCATCAACAGAAAAGTTTTTATCAAAAACAGTTGTTCCAGAAGTCGTGTTAGCCATTTAAACTCCTAGCCAGTGTATCCAATAGTGACCGATGTTGTATTAGTTAAATCTAAATATATTCCAGTTCTACATCTAATACCACTTCCTGGTACATAGATATCTAAACCTTCAGTTCCGCAATTACCTTCGAATACTAAAGCACCTGTATTATCTGTTCCATCGTAAAGTTTGATATTACTATTCGCAACGCCTTCCACTTGAATATAAGTTATTCTAGCTGGTCCAATATAATCACTAGACGCATTTGTTGCTCTACCAAATCTTCCGTCAGAAGTTCTACATGAAAACTGTTGATCTGATGTTGCCATAATTTTTCTCCTTAAAATTGATGTGGGGCCGAGGCCCCACAATAATTATTTATTACGCTTCTTTAGCGAAAGTTCCTCTAACTTCAGTAACTTGCCATGCCACAGTTCCATCTAATGATGAAATTACAACATAGTCACCTTGTTTAGAAGTAGACTTTGTGTTAATCAAATCTTTATCGTCAGTTGATGAACCAGCGTATGTAATTCCGTCTGATGCATTCGGGCTGATTGTTAAAGTGTTTTGACCATCAGGTGCATTGTTTACAAACTTGAATGAATATCCAATTGCAATTGCTGGTAATGTGAATACCACACCATCTGTTTCAGAAACAAATGTTTTACCTGAGTCTGCTGTTGTTACAGTGTAACTTGAACCTTTAGTTTCAATATTTACACCTTCTTTTCCTTCAAGTACTGGACCTGAAAATGTAGTTTTAGCCATGATATTATCCTCCTAGTATTATGTTTATGTAGTCTCTAGGCCGTCGACTATACGCGTCTACATAAACTAATTTTTGTATAGTGATGAAACTATATACTACATTTTAGTAGAGTGCAAGAGAGCCTGTAATGTGGAGTGGATTTTTTCCAACGATGTAGCTTTTTATTAAGTAGCTACGGAAACTTCTGGAGCAGTTTTATGAGCTTGTTTAGCTTCAGCCATTTTTATATGACTGATTAACTCACGAACTTTATGGTCTATCTTAACCATGTTAAGAGTGTATCTTCCCTCACTCTTATGTTCCTGCTCCCACTTCTTGTCTAGAGCTTTCTTCTGTTGGTAAAGCTCCTGGATGTGGTTTTCCATTTATAACCTCCTCATAGGTTATTCTGTTTATCTCGTCGCTATAACTAGCTCCAAGATGTTCCCAAGTTATACCTTTTTCTCCAAGTTTGTCAAGGATAGCATTTTCTAGGGATTGTGGATTATCTTCAGAATCCACTTCAAATTTTGCGTGGTGTTCGTAAGCCCAAATGTTTACTAAGAATTTTTTCATGAATCTCACCGTTTATTTTTCAATTGTGGCGGAACAATGTCCCGCCACAAAAAATTATTGATTACGCACCTTCAACGCCGAAGATACCTCTAGGGTCAGATACACCAAATGAGTATCTTTCTCTAGCTTTGTATCTTACGTTTCCAGTATCGAAGTCACCTTCCATTGCAGTTGTCAACGGAGCTCTTTGGAACATTTTCATTCCATTTGGAATGTCTGTTAAGATATAGAACGCATCTGTATCTGTTAGGTAGTTGTTCACTCTATAACCTTGAGGAATCATACCCATTGATACAAGTGCATTGATATCGTTGTCAGCAGTTCCAACTCTACCTTGAGACTTCATAAGTCTTTCAGCAGTGAATTGAAGCTCAGAAGGGATTATCATTTTTAATCCTCTTGCTGCAACTCTTAGACCTCTCTCGTCAGTCATTTGAGCGATGTCAATCATAGACTGCTCTAATGACGTTTCGTTAAGATCTGCCTGAGTAGTTAATGTGTTCTTGAAAGAACCACTAACTGTAGGGTGAGCTGTGTTGAACAAGCTAACGCCATCACCTGAATCAAAGTTATCAGTTGATGGTAAACCTTGAATTAAAGGTTCTACCGCTTTTACTTGTTTCGCATTGCTCATAGATCTTGCTAAAGCTTTTGTATATCTAGACGCAAGTCTGTCATACAAGTTATCCTCAATCGCTTCTTCAGTGATTGCGAACGCTAAAGCTACAGTCTCGTGAGAGTATCTAGCAGTGAAAGTTTCTTGAGCATCGTCGAAAGATACACCTTGACCTTCACCTTTTACTTGTGCGTTACCAAAGCCAGATAACATAACTTCTTCTTCAAAAGCTCTGTCAGATGACTCTGTAGTATAAATCTCAGCATGCTGATTTTCATACCTTTTGTACTCCAGGCCAAATAGTGCATTTAAACCTGGCTCTAGTTCTTTAACTAGTTGTGATCGTGATATAGCCATAATTTATTACTCCTTATATGCCTGTCGCTAATGATCCAACAGTGTATTGATGCAAATTGATCTTTACTACTACTGAACAATTAGCTGCTGTTTGATCTTGGTTTTCAGGATCTTCTGCTACTCTAACCATTCTCAATTGTTTAGCAGTTGTAGCTGCTGTTGAGATACCTAGTTGAACAGATGATTTACCTGTTGTTGTGCTACCTGCTGCAGCAGTTGTTGCATAAGTTAAACCAACTTTTGATTTTCTTAGCGCCAACGTACCACCTAAAGTAGCGTCAGTTGCAATGATGTACTCTTGATTAGGGTCATCATTTACAAACGCTGTGATGTCTTCACTATTTGCAGGCGTTGTAGCCGCAGGGTAGTAGTTACTAAAAGTAGGTTTCAGAGTTGTTGCATCTGTATAAACCACACCGTTTAGGACTCCTACCGCAGCAGTTCCAGCAGCTGCAGTTACAATGTATCCACCAGTAGAAGCTGAGATATCAACTTTTACAGGCTCTCCATTGAAAATAGCATTAGTTTCACCAGCGTCGATTTCGTATTTAGACTGACCTTGAATAGAAGGTGTGTTACCAACTCTCATAGCAGCTTTTAATCCGAAACCTTGTGTGTTTCTATTTGCCATAGTTTTGTCTCCTTATGTACCTGCCCCGAAGGGCCTCCAGTACGGGTTTATTAGAATTCAGTGATTGAAAAAATTATTTTTTCGTACCACCGAAGGTTACACGAGATTGTCTATCAACGTTGATAGGCATTCTCTGGTCTTGCTCCCTTAGAAGATCGTTTGCTACTGCTTCGTTTCGTTCCTTATGTTTACTAGACATATATTCTTGACGTTGCTTCGCGATTTCAACAGGTACCTTCGCAAGTAGAAGGCCACCGACCCCAATCACTCCCTTATATTTACCGTCTTCGAGTACAGGATAATCAGATGCATTTTCGACTTCTTCAGCTCTAACTAATTCATAACCTTCTCTTATTCTTCCAGTTATGTTTTTAGTGTCTTGAAAGCCAACGCTCTCCGCTCTTATCCATCTGTACCTAAATCCGTCTGGTGCAGGGGGTGCATCTAGAGAAGATGGTGGAACCCACACTTTTGGTCTTTCAGATTTTGACCGTGTTTGATTCGCACGAGAAGTATTTTTATCGTTTTCCATTTTACGCTCCTTCCTTCGTGTTTTTTAATTGTTTTGCGTATTCTTCGAGTGGCACACCTAATTTTTTCGCTATTGCGACTTGAGACGATGTGAGTCTCACTTGTTTGCGACCAGGTTTTACGCTTCTGTTAGCCGAAGCAACCGTCTGAACGGGTGCGGTCGATTGCTTACTCTCAGTATTACCAAATTTATGCGGAAAGTCAACACGAATTCGTTTATCTACTTCTGCATAATATTCATCAGAGTTAGGATCATATCCTTCTTTTTCCGTTAAATCCTTGTGTATTTCAAAAGCAGTATAAGTCATTGCTTTATCTGTACCAAACCATGAGTTTTTACTAGCCCATGCTTCTGCTCTAGGATCTGGATTTAAAGAATCATCCATCTCTGGTTGTTGAACAGGTCTCTGTTCAAACGTCTGCGCAGGTTGTTTGACCTGTGCTTTTTCTTCTCGTCCTTGTTTAGCTTGCTCTAGTTTTGCATTCTCGAAAGCGAGTGTTGCAATTCTTTTGTTCGCTTCTACTTGAGCCATCGCATCTCCAGCTTCGATCGCTGCAGCTAATTCTTTTTGTGCAGCTTCCATACCTGAAGCTATTGTTGACTCAAACTTTTTAACATAATCAGCATCAGTTTTTTCAAACCTTGCTTCTAGTTGTTTTCTTTTTTCTTCTACACCTTTAGCATAATCAAGTGCGGCTTGCTCTCTTCTTTCCGCTTCTCTCATCTTACGAGTTAATTTCGCAATACGAGCTTGTACACCTTTACTGTAGTCTTCTAAATTTTCGTCTTGTTTCTTTTCTGTTGGTTCTTGTGTTTCTTGTTCCGTGTTTTCTTCTGGAGCTGTTTCAACAACAGCTTCATCTTTCGTTTCTTCGATATCTATTGTAGCATCGGGACCCGATGTATCAATATCAACCGTCTTCTTTTCTTCCTCTGGCATAGTATCCTCCTATGTTAAAACTCATGCAAGATGTCCTCTGGACTATCGATTGTTGCTAACACTTCATCGTCGTTTAGCAGACGCATTTCCCCACCATCGATTTTGATTCGGCTGCCTGCATAACGCGCAAACATAACCCAATCCTTCTCCTTGCACCACGGACCTTCTGGATACCTCTCCTTATCTTTGTAACATTGTGGGCCCATAGCCATAACCAAACCAACTTGAGATGCAACTTGTTGCCTCTCTAAAGTAGTTTCAGCTAATACGATTCCACCTTTAGTTTTTTCTTTCATCTTGAAAGGTAAAACTAAAAGTCTCCAGCCTGTCGGCTTCGGTAATTTTGGTTCTTCTTTTTTTGATTTTTTTACACCAATTAAATCATTGTTTGGTGTCAATATTGATGACTGTTGCTTTTCCATTTTGCTCCTTATCTTCTAGCAGGTTAGAGAGTTCCTGTAGTGTTGCCTCGTAGGCGTTTATTTGTCCTATTATATACTTATAATTTTCCATACTGTCAACACCACCAGATGTGACAGATACAGATAGTT